CTTATACCCAAGCAATTTAGATTTAATATCTCTCATAATAGAGAAAATACCCTTTTCACCACGTCTGGAATTAGTCCTTATCTGTACCTCTATGTTTATCGTTTCTTTTTGATTTACGACATTTAGATTGTCCGGGTTGTCAAAATCGGAATTAGTACAAATAACACATACATTAGCTTTTGAAAAATTACGCTGATTTTCCGACTCATTATCCGGTAATGGCTGTGCTGTGTAAACGGTATTGAGTTTCACAGCTTCTTCATCAACCGGACAAAGAATTGTACAAATAATATTTTCTATTTCTTCGTAATTAATCGGCATCGTCTAGTTCCCCGTAAGCAATATAAGTTTGTCCATCGTTCTTGCGCCTAACTTCTCTTATCACAAGATTATCACCTTTTACCGCTACTCTTTGAACTGCACCGCTATCTACCAATGTTTTTAAAGTTGGAAATTGTCCGGTAGTATATTCAAAGAAATAATTGTATGGCCGATACTCGTATCTGTCACCGCTACCAATAGAAATAGGTTGATCGGGTGAATTGTACAGCACATTTTCAGTAAGTGCAATTTCTGAGTCTGATGGCGTCCAAACGGCTGCATCACCAAACACGGTTTCCGCAGCAGTAAATACAACCTTTTGGATGCTATCAAAAATACTCATCTTATGCAGTAGCTATAATTCCGGCAGCACGTAAACTAACCAACAATGCATTCACCGTAGTGATAGCATCTGAAGCAGCAGTTCCACCAACATTAGCAACCGCAGCACCTGTACCAGGTCCGCAATCACCACAAAGCAAAAGTTTACCTGTAGCATCACCACTAGCAGCAGCTTCGTAAGCAAACCCAACAAACTTATTACCGGATGCTGTTGCTGTAATAGTACCTGTACTGGTTACATACAAAGCTTGTCCAATAGTAATAGCACCTGTTTCTTTCGCAATTTCAAAAACTCCTTCCACCATAGCCGTGTAAACTTCGGTTTCAGCAGCACTTGTAATAGCTACGGCTCTGATATTACCAATGAATACAATACTACCGGAAGTTACACCACCCGAACCGGCTACTGCCTGAATTCGTTCTCCTGGGCAAATATAATTTGTCATGTTTTGTATTTTTATGTGAGTAGGCTTTCACATACTCACTAATTATTATTCTGTAAATTCTAAAATTCTGTGAATTCTGATTCCGACAGTTACTCGCCTGGGTTTTTGTACCAACCGCGATAATCAATTGCCTGTACTCCAAATTCACCGCGTACTGCCAATTTCACACTATCAGTGCTGAAATCATCTTCACGGTTCGAACGCAAACCACCATTGCCATCTAAGTATGCATGATACAAACTTTCTGTTGCATTTGGATCGGCACATAAATACCATGCTTTACCTGATAAACGAGGCTCAACGATAAGCGTTAATCCTAAGGTTGCATAAATATTAACGTCTGTTGCAGCAGTAGCAATTACAGCAGTCAATAATTGCAATGCTTCAATTTCGTAATCAGGAGAAACAATAAGATAACGAGGCATTACGCGAATTTTGGTAACTCCGTCAATATCCTTTTGGTTTTTGATCGCTACCAAAGCAGGTTTCAATGTAGTTCCCGAAATAATACCTTTGGTTGTTGCTTCCAGGTTCTTATGATCGGCATGGAATAACTCTTTCCCATCACCCATTTTTATGTTTCCTGTTATCATTCCCCAAACCAAATCACCGCGCAATAAATTCCAGTCGCGAATAAACTTTTGTGGTATCAATTGGAATGCTCCCAAATCATCATTAATGATCATTTGGCGAGTGAACAACAAACCTTCACCGTAGCTTTTTACTTTGATAGTTTGTTTTGCTTCAACCAACGCTCCATATTTAAGTTCACTACCTTCTGGAAGTTCACTCATTTTGTTTTTACCACCAATTTGATACAATGATTTTGCACGAAAATCACTAACAGATGTTTCACGAGAAATAAGATTCCAAAATTCAGGAGATTGAACATATTCTCCACGCAATGCTTTGTTGGCTACATTTTCGAGCAACAGCGGAAAGTCAGATGTTGACATGGAACGATCACCGGCAATCATCAATTTGGCAATTTGCGTTTTATCTTTACCTCGCACATTTACACCTGCTTCTGTAAGAATTTCTTTGCCCATTTCAATAAGACTCATACCACGATAGTCAACACCAAATGCAGCTTCTTTCGCAAATACTTTTGGGTCAATTCTTCCAAGCAATACACCTTCAACGGCACGTACTTTCTTGTCAATAGGCTCTTCACCCAAATGCGGTGCAGGTTTAGGATTTCCGCGTACAAATTCTTCGAGCACAGTTTGTCTGATATCTTCAAGTGGTTTATCGCTATTGAAGAACTCAATAGCTCTTGAATCTTCAATTCCTGCCGGACGGGTACTCTTCAGAATAGAGTCTAAGCGAATCTTACGATCACCTACGGTTTGACTTCTGATTTCTTCTACATTCACTGGAGTGTCAATCACTTTTACCGGATTTTCTGACCGGATAGCATCCAGTGTTTTCTCCGATCCAAATAGCTCCATAGCACGTACATCGTCTAGCTGAGCCGAACGGCAGATGCTCACAATACCTTCAATACGGCTTTTTTCTTCAGCAGTACCACCGGCCCTGATTTCTTCAATGGTTTTGAACATGTTTTTTTCGTTTTTTAAATTATTTTCAATGAAAAAAGTATTTTTTTGATCGTTACTACGCATGGTAGAATTAATATCAGCGGGAATAGGAGCAATAGCCACATGGTTTGGCTCCCAGTCTGTCATTTTATAGGTTACTGTATTAGTAACTGTATCTTCTTCGCGAATTCCTTTGTAAATGCAGTAACCTACCGAAAACATGTCAAGTATTCCGCTTTCTAAATCTGCACGTGTAGCATCGCTACATTGTGCGCCAAGCGTTACCGTACCAATCATGGTTTTATTCTCAAATCTTACATTTGAAATTTTACCCATTACGTTTTCGGGCTTAACTACTGGGTTATATAAGTCAGGGTGACTATCCAATAATGAAATTCCTGCGTCAATTCTTCCCATACGGACATTTTTCTTTTCGCAAAGCAAAACTTCCTGATAATTTTCATCCCAATTGCGACGAAGTACAGGAGTTTCAGTAGCAAAAGTTATATCAAATGTGCCCGCTTCAGTATTAAAGCTATTTTTCACAACTTCAGCACGTGAAAATTGTAATCCTACTTGTAATTCTTTTGTTTTTGGCATATTATATTCTGTAAATTATAAAATTCTGTAAATCCTGATTCAGACAGTTTTTTAGTTTTGAACCGACTCCACCGGAGCCAATACTACACTTGTAAAATTTATTCCTGCTTCAGCCATTTTTAAACGCTCCTGTTTCACTTCTTCCATTAGCTCTTCAGGATCACGTCCACGCTCACGGGCAACTTCGCTCCAGGTAGTTAGTCCGGCTGAAATTTGTGCTATGATAGCATTTGTTTCTTTTACCGGGTCAAGCATTTGTGTGGGTGGTGCCGTCCAATCACTTGCATCGCAATCGATAAATACACCCATTGCACCTACCATCATCAACGAATCCATAAACCACCGCCATATAGGTACGCAAACTTGTGGAACCATCATATTGTATTGAAGCTTTCTAAAACGTCCGCTAACGTCAATTTTAGCCATACGCCCACTGGTGAAGTTTACATTGCTGTAATCCATTGTCAGCATCTCGTATGTAATTTCGTAACCGGCTGCAATTCCTTGCAGTATTTTTTTTGAATATTCCGAATATCCATCCGCAGCAGGAGGATTTCCGAAATTTACTTGTTCACCTTCCGGTAAATATTGAATTAAGCCTGGTTCAATTCGTTCAGTTAGCTCTGTATCTTCATTCGCTTTAAATTCATGCCCTGTAACAAACATGGCAAATGCAGAAGCAATTTTTTGACGCATAAGCTGGGCATCTTCGTAATCGTTGAAATCGCTCATCTTCATAAAGGCAGCTACCCCGCTTGGTACACCTCTTACTTGTCCTGCTCTTAGTACTTCGAAAGGTTGAAGAACATCGTCAATAGAAATTAATTCCGATTGAATACCTGTCCAGTTCGTTGCCATATCATTTGGGTTCGAAGTCCAAACCCAGTAGCCTGTTTTCAAACCTTCTTTGTTGAACTGCACACCTAACCGGCAATAACCTTCTTCGTTTACAAAATTTCGTTGGTGGTCGAGTTGGTCGCCTTCCAAGACTTGTATTTTTATTGGTATTGGGTTAAACCTGGTAGGCTTAACCCGCCTGCGGATAATTAAGCAATCACCACCCTCTGAGATTTCGGACATGATCAATTGTTGCAATCCGTAGAAAGTATTATTTCCATCCCAGTCGCATTCGGTACTCTCTGCCCAATGCTTCCAAAATTGTTTTATCTTTTTTATCTGTGGACGGGTACCGGTGGTTGGTGCCGGGCGAATACCTTCTCCCACTGTATTCGTTACTATCACTCCTAAGGCTCGCTTAGCCCAACCATTGTTCCGTACAAAACTTCTACTTCTATTCCGCAACGTTGTAAGTGCTACGCCTATTTCAGCATTAGGACCGTTGGAAGTAGCACCTTTCATGCTCTTGTTTCTACGGCCATACTGTGCAGCTTCGTAACTTCTACGTGCATTAGCGCGCTTCAACCCCGCTTTTGGATTTATGTACGCTATTGTTCGGTCGAGTATGTTCACTATTTTTTTAGAATCCCCTGTCATACTCGCAAGTCTTTCGACGTATTATTTTAGAATTTGATCCTAACTCAGACTCCATATCTTGCTTAATTCGCTTCATTTCCGTAAGAGAGCGATAAGTAATTTTCTTATCTCCATATTCCACGGTAGTAGCACCGAGCGCAATTGCTTCGGTTATCTTATCAAGTTGTGATTGTGTATAGGCCATGAGTTTTAGTAAATCAATTTGAATTGAAATCGTCAGTTGCAAAAATAAACTTCTTAATCTTCAACGTTTAAAATTATATACGTCAAACCCGTTTCAATTTCACACAAAAAAAGCCTTGCAGAGATTGCAAGGCTTTTTGGATAAATTTTAATCGTGAAATATTATTCTAAAATAAATCGGAAGTGCGTAACATCTTCTTGTGGTATTTTTTCTCCTAATTTTGAATAAATGAAATCGAAAAACTGATCATCATTAGCATTTATGTAATAGCCTATAACTGGATGTTCATATCCTTTCACTTTTATTTCTAAGTATTCTGAATATAAAATTCCTTCCGCTTCAATTGTACATTCAGGTTCTTTTTCGTCAACTGGAATCCAACGAAGTTTTTCTTCGTATTGCTTAATAGTTTCTGAAAGAAGTTCGTCATAAAGTTCAAGTTGAAATTTAGTTCTGTGTGTTACTTGCATTGCCAAATTCCACGCATTTCCAAGAACTCCATTTTTGAACCCATGTTTTTCTGCAACAATATTTTTTAATTCTTCGGTAGCTTTCATAAATATGATAGTTTTTTATTTGACGAAAATTTGATAATGGGACGAAAATTATGCTGTTTGCTTTTGTTTAGTGAGTTCTTTTATCTTCCTGATATTTTTATTCATCAGTTGGATAATCCGATCGTGATGTTTGGAACTTTGATTGTACTTTCCACGGCATTGAAGTATTTTGAAATTCTTAAGGCAAATCTCAATTGTTTCAACCGGTTCGTTTTCAATACTTGCACTCAATACCAATGAATCAGGCTTACTGAAATAATTATTGGTAAATACACAATGGTGAAGCTTGTCGCCCTCTTCCACATACTCCTGAACACTTTCAAGTACTTTGATTAATATAAATCCATCGGAGAAGCTAAGACCTATAAATTTTTCTTTGAGTGTTTTGAATGCCGCTTCATTTTCAATTGCCCGGGCTTTTCTTCGCTCTTCATCTTGTTTTTTCTGAATGGCTCGTTTCTTTTCCATTAGCTTATCATGTACTTTCTTCAAATCCTTTGGGCAAACATAATGGGCATTTCGTAAATCTTTGTGGAAGTAGTTGAGTAAGTCAAGATAATCAAACCAAATATCTGCATCTTTCACAGTATATTTATTTCTCATACATATTTTTATTGATGGCCAATATACGTTAAATTTTCCTTTCTTATCAATACGAAAAGAGAATAAAGAGTACTGTTTGGCTTTTAACAGTGTTTCAGCATAAGAATCGTTAGGAACTGTTTTTATTGCTTCCAGTACTGTTGCTCCTCGTAAATTATGATTGATTCCAATTTTCAAATATTCCGGCTTGTAAATAGATTCCGGATGAAATTTGAAAGGATATACATCGTATTTGTCAGATGCATAATAGTTTCTACCGTAATCTTTTCTTATTTCCATATTTCCATTCCATGAATCGCAGTAATAATTAACGGTGTGATTTCGGGCGACCACCTCATGTTTTTTATCGTTCAAAATCCAATGCTGAAGTATTTCACTAATGTAATATTTCACCTGATTATCTGCTTTGTGATATGAGTACACTTCAAAGTTTCGTATAACCTGAAAATCATTGACAATTTCAGCAGAAGCTATAAATAAATGTTGCTTTAATGTTCGTTCACGGGTTTGAATAATATTCAGTTTTGTACTACAATGAGGACAAACAGCTCGTTTCCGACTTACTAATTCAGTAGAAAATTTTTTTCCGCATTCAAGACATATAACTCGGTTCTTTGTTGCGTAACCTTTATGATCCAAACATTTAATCTTTGCCCATGAAAGCATTTTACTTTCAATATCTGTTAGGTGTTGACTCAGGTCAATTACGGCAAATTGCAGTTTTGTTTTTGGCTTCATAACTTACTCATCGAATAGTGAGAATGATTGTTCTAGTTTCTTTGGTTTCTTTGTTTCAACTGGCTTATTTTGCATTCTTTCCATTTCTTTGGCAATGACAGTTTCGATAGCCTTTTCTTTGGCTTGTTTGAGTTCGTCAGTTGATAGTTCTACCGTATGGTTGACAACTACCTTTGCATTCACTGGCTTACCAACTTCGATATTTTCCTCATCATAGTAGTGAATGGCCATTCCAAATATTTCAAAATCAGAGAATCCATTACAACCGCTTTTTTGAACCTGATTAAGAATATAGGTACAGCAGTCATCAATGTTCTTTTTATCATTCGAATATGTTACAGCAAAAAGACTATCTGTTTCAGCCTTATTATCTAAATAAGACTTTATTGTTTCCTTGAAAGAGTCTGTTGATTTCATTCTTTAAATTTTATTAGAGTTATGTAAATTGAAAAGTTCTATTATTTCCAGTCCCAAATTTCTGTGGTTTAATAACCGTTTTAAAAGGGAAGTCCACTTTATTTATTTTGTCCAAAGCCTCTTTTATCGGAGTGGCATTTGTAAAGAACTTTCGTTCCTCATTTTCATATCGAATTCGTACTACATATCTACCATCTCCATACTTTGTTTTTACGTCAGTGGCAAAATCCAATACTTCAATTTCGCAATTCGTCACATCTGTAATTGATATTTGTTGCACCTGGAATATATTTTTATCTTCATTAAGCTTTATCCCCAGATCAGAGAAATTTTTCATCCTTTAGTATGGTTTTTAGTAAGTGTTTAGAGTCGCAATGTTTTGCCCATCCCATGTGCGATGCAATTGCCATTCTATACGCTTTCGGTTCTAAGTCTTTTTTATTTAGTTTTGCTACCTTTCGGCAAAACCGTACTTTAATTGTTTTCCGCATTAATGTATGCGTATGGTAGAACTTATATCCTACAAAGTCAATCCCGCGAGTTGCTATAGGGAATACCTGATAGTTGCCTTTTAGTTGTAGGTTTAATCTATCCGTCAGATAGTCGTTTATATCAACCAGTAATCCATGCAAATAGGGTTTATCCGGTGCGAGTATCACTATATCATCCGCGTATCGGTAGTAATACTTAATCCTCTTATCCTCCTTAATCCAATGGTCAAAATACGTCAGATATAAATTCGCCAGGAACTGAGAGAGATAATTTCCAATTGGAACTCCGGGAGCCGAATCAATAATTTCATCAAGTAGTTTCAAAAGTCGAACGTCCTTTATTTTCTTTCGAATAATTCCCTTCAGAATGGCGTGGTCAACGCTTGGGTAAAATTTCCTAATATCCATTTTCAAGCAATACTGTGTGTTTTCAATATCTTTTAAATCATGTTTGATGTGTTTTAAAACACCATTTATGCCACGGCCTTTAATACAGGCGTATGTATGTGAAATAAACGTTGACACCCATATTTCACCCACTACGTTCATAATGGCATGGTGAACGACTCGATCACGGAACGGTAATCGGTATACGTCTCGTTCCTTTGGGTCATAAATCTTGAAAACACTGTATTCCGAAGTGCGGTAGCATCCGCTTATTAATTCGGCTTGTATCGCCTCCATATTGCTTTCAAAATTCTTATCAAATAGCACCAATCCGTATGATTTAGCCTTTCCGTGTTTTGCCTTCATATATGCTTCGTACAAATTTTCAGTACTGCAAATTGTATCGTATAGGTTTGATATTCTTTTCATCGCTTTGCTTTTCTTATCAGAGCGTTCAGTTTCCCTACTAACACCTTTTGAGTTTGTTATTTTTTGGCAAGAGCCAGGGCCTATGTTTTTGTAATATTTTTAGCAATGCTGAGACCTGTTCCCCGCATTCGCATTCGAGTAGTTGTAATTCGTATTGTTGAAAACAAAACCACCTGAGGACAGCTCACAAAAACATACAGCCTTTTAATATTTACCCCTGTAAAAATTTAGCGTAGATTTCAGGGAATTTCCGACCTGCATCAGCTGCTGTTTTCTCTTTTAAGAAACAAAGCCGAGACCCGCTCCCCGCATTCGCAGGCGAGCAGTAGTAAGACGTAATGTAGAAAACAAAACCACCCGAGGACATACGAAACCAAGGAAGCCATTTTTCTTGATTACCATTTTCCCAATCTACTTGTTCACCTTCGTTATAAGCTTTTGCAAGAACGGTACCCATGTACTGAGCTTTGAAATATTCTCGCAACTCTTCCGGTGCATCTGAAAACTCAGGAACAGCAGGACTACCTGACAATTTAAGAGCATCTTCGAATGAATTAATTAATTCAGTAACATCTTGTTTTTTTTCTACATTTTCCATATGTTTGAGTTTTTATGCCGTTTGGCGATTTTAATTATTAATTTTCTGCTAAAATCTTGTAATATTCTACAAACTGTTTCGCTGCATATTCTGCATATTCCGGTTTTTCGAAACAAAGCCGAGACCCGAGCCCCGCAATCGCAGTCGAGTCGTAGTAATACGTATCGTAGAAAACAAAACCACCCGAGGACAGATTGTAATATGCATAGTATTTCTTTTGATTACCGTTGAAAATATCAGCAACCCAATCGCCATTGAATGCTTTTGTTATCTCTACCAATTTTCTACGTACAATTTCAAACTCGGTTAAACCGGCTGACAATAATAAATTTTCATTCATTGGAGTTGTACCGTTCTCCAGACAAGCATCCTCATATCTTTTTATCCGATCAGTAATTTTCTTAGAGAAAAAATCTTTCCCAAAATTCTTTTCAAAAACTTTCTTCCATGCAGGAGTTGCAGTTTTATACAATTCACGAGCTTCTAGCTCATCGACAACTATTGCTTTTTCCATATTAGTTTTTTGTTAGAATTATGTAATAATCACTGAATTTATCCCATGCATCTTTTGCACATTCTTCACTTTTAAACCAAAGCCGAGACCCGTTCCCCGCACCCGCAGACGAGTAGCCGTAACACGTCGTATCGTAGAAAACAAAACCACCCGAGGACAGCCCTTTAATCCATACACGCCATTTCTTTTGATCTGGGTTGCAAAAATCAGCTTCCCAACCTTCATTGTAAGCACGTGTTATTGTTTCAATTTTACGTCTTGTGATTTCTACTTCTGTAAATCCATGTTCTTTAAGCGTTTTTTCGTCGAGTGGAATTTCTCCAAGTTCTGCGCATGCATCCTCATAGCTGTTTATACGATCGGTAATTTTCGTACTGAAAAAATCTTTACCGAAGGCATTTTCTAAAATGTTTTTAAACTCTGTAGAAACCTCTTTATAGAGGCTTCTAAACTTTTGATCTCCTAATTGTAGCTGTTTCATTTTTATTATTTTAGTGTTTAATTTATCACCAAAAACTTTCACCACGCTTCTTCTTTGAAGTTACGCGCTCAGTTGTATTTTCTTCTGATGTAGTATTAACTTTTTTCCTTTCGGTTACACCACCCATTGTTTTTAGTTGATCAGGCTTCAATCTATCCAATCCAACAATGGAAGCTGCTGCCCTGGCATACACCCGGCAATCGAGTGGTTCATTTCTTGCATATCTTTTTATCCACTTATGCTTTTTCTCTAACCAGTCCTCACCGGTCAACCCTTCGAAATAGCGGTTATCATATTGTGGAAAATGGCAGTAACAAGGTGGATAACTACCATCAACGTAATCAGGTTCTATTTTAAACCACTCGTATAACTGAGTTTTCAAAAAGGAAACTCCTATATTCCATTGCTTCAACTTGCCTATTTTCTTTCCATTTTTACTATAATCAATTTGCTTCGGAGTACTGAATGCTATTTGCATTTTATCCTGTCCCTTTGTTGCAATTACACGCTTATTTCCAAATGCCCGAACAAAATCATATACTTCACTCGTTGCATAACCGCTATCAATTGCCACCCTGACTAACTGTAATTCTCGGCCATCATCCGAAATCCATGTTTCATTTACAACTTTTTTCAACTCATCCCACACAGCGGGTAGAAATGGACTTCCGAGTATTGATCTATAATCAATCGAATAACTGCTTTTATCAGCACACCACCCAACTATTTCAAGTTCTACCCGGTCCTTTTGAACATCAACGCCTGATGTCAGAAAACAAACATCTGAGTTTACCGAATTCGGAGAATAATTTTCTCTTCGGTTGTAAATCATTTCCCACGAAGGAGCTTCCCCGTTTTCTTTTACCGTCTCGCCTAAAATTGTATTGACAAAAACGGTCATCTTCTCAGGATTCTTTTTTGCTTTTTCGTATTTTTGCGCTATCTCCTTCCAACTAAACCACCCGAAAGGAGAATAAAAACTACTCAAATGAAATCCTATTTTTTCGGGGTTAGACTTTTCAGGCATTGAAGGAATCCATTCTCCGGCTTCCCACATTTGATTTTTAAATCTTTCCTCAATTAAAGCTCCACATTCGATACATGCCATTTTAGCATCCTGTATGTAATTTGTTTCTGAATCATAGATAAGATTTTCAAGTTTCAAAACTTGTTTGGTTCCACAATGCGGACATGGAACATGAAAGTAATGCTGATCTGTTTCTTCGAAAGCCGACTCTATCGCACTATGTCCGTCAACCGTTGGAGTAGAAATGATAAATATCTTTTTCTTTGCAAACGTGCGTGTACGTGCTTCGGCAAGCTCTATCGGTGACCCCTCACCGTTCAAATCCTCAGGATAACCATCCACCTCATCAAGAAAAACATTTCGTATGGGTATGGACCGTAACCCCACCGGGCTGTTGGCACCTGCCATAAGTAATACTCCACTCGGAAAGTTTTTTTGTGTAATCGTGTTTTCACCGCTACGGCTTTTTGCCTTCGAAACTTTCTTTTTCAATGATGGGCAACTTTCTATCATTGGCTCAATTCGCATTTTACTGTTACGCTTAACTGTATCATCCGTTGGCTGAACCATTAGAGTAGGAGCGGGTGAATTATCAATGATATACCCAATCCAGTTGTTACCCGCTTCTGTAAATCCAAGCTGTGCCCCCTTCATTACCACTACCCACATGTACGAAGAATAAACCGAAAGGCAATCCATTATCTTTTTCAAGTAAGGCGTTCTACTTGTACGCCATCGCCCAGGTTCTGAAGCAGCTTCAGCAGATAAATACCTATTTTCGTCTGCCCATTCCGATACTGTCATCTTCGGTATAGGCTTTAATCCGTCTAAAAATCCGCGTATTAGTTCCATTACTTATACCATTTACCGCCACAATAACGACATCTATAATCGTCTGAATATCCTGTAACCTGATTGATTTCTTTTACTGGAAGTTGACAATGGCAAAACAGTTCACCTCCATTTTCTTCAGGTTCTGCCAATATGCCTGGATAATCCCAAAATGAAAGCTTTCCTTTAGCCGCTATTGGTTCTAGAAACATGATAGGATTTGCAAGTACCCAGTTATAAGTTGTTTTGAACTCATAATTTTCAGAATCAGATTTAGTATTTTGATTTATTGTAGTTTTTTCAGCCCAAATGCTTGGATGATTAATCACACAATCTACTATTTCAACAGAACCTATTATTGCTCCTGTTTTCAAACTTTTAAGCCAACTACCTGTAAATTTTTTACAGGTAAATAAATCATATACAAGTGGAAGCCCATATATATAATTGATAACTTTATTCCATATCCATGAGTTGCATGATGCATGAATTAGAACTCTGCCTCTAAATTTAGTATTCCATGTTCTATTTTCAACATCTTTTATTCCTTCACAAATAAGTGAAGCCCACGGCTGTTTGATTGTAATTGTTTTCATATTATTTTTCTTCAAAATTTGATAATTGTTCTAAAACTTCTGTTAGTGAATCAACTAGCATCGTATGAAATGCATTTCTATCGTGTGCTAATGCTATGAGATTATCCGTTATTCGGTCAGGTAAAGAAAGAAATGAGTTTCGCATCTCAGTTCCATATTGGAATAATTCACGGTAACACTCATCCTTATTGATTAAATTACCTATTCGCTCCTCCAGTTCCAGTTGTGCCAGTTTAGCCTTTGCTATCTTCTCAGCCTTCTGAGCCGTGGCCATTGAAGAGGAATCATTCAGTTCAATGTTTTCTGATGATACAGGATTACTTTCTTTCGGTTTTTCCTTCTTAGTTTGTTTCGGAAGCTGATCAGGTTCTTTACCATATTGCGCTTTGGCTCCTATGTTGAATTCTTCAGCTTGCTTCTTTGCCGTTTTGAAATTGATTTTCTTTTTTCCATTCTCATCGAGTACGGTAGTAATTTTATTAAGGCCTACCGCATCCCTAATGGTTTTTTCTCCAACCCCTAAACGCCTTGCGCATTCCCTAAAACTGATTAATTCACTCATTGTGCGTATATGCGTATATAAATTTTAAAAGTGCGTACATGTACGCAAATTTTACCTCGCGCGTTATATTGTATAAAAAAATGCTATTTCAGAAAGTGCGTACATAAATAAAAAAATGTATCTAGCGTGAAAACGGGGGTGCAGCTGCCTGCATTCAATTCCTCCGCACAGTACCTTTTTATTAACACTCCATGTTGACTACTTCGTTAACTTGTTAACTTTGTTCTGAAGCAATGCTCTCAACCGTGATGGTAGGTTCGATTCAATGTATGCAATGGTTCGCTTCTGAATGTTCTTATTACTTATCATTGTCATTGGTGAACTGGTTCTCATTTCAGTTATTCGTTGCTTACCCGATTGTGATCTTGCTTTATCGAATACAAAGTTCTTTCCTTTGTAACTACCCACTGCATAGATTCCTTTGTGACCACTTGCCATTGTAGCAATGAATGCATGTTTTAGTAGTTGATTCTTACCCCGCTTAATTTCAACGGTAACACCACCGGTGCGCTTCTTTGGTGATTTGCTTTTGTTGTTATCTTTACTCTTGAAGCCAATCATTGGTACCGGCTTGTATGAATAACTAACTGCTGCATATAGACCTTCAATCGTTCCACTGGCTGGCTTTGAAAGATTAGCCATTCGATCTAAGTATTTGTTATTAACCGTATATTCTTTCTTTACTTCCTTACGAGACAAAGCGATAACTCTACGTGCAGTTGTATTCAGTGCAAATGCAGTTGTTTTACGTATTTCTTTTGGTGAAAGCTTATCAGCAAATTCATGCTGTATTGACTGAAGAGATTTCTTTCCTTCGAATGTGATACTAAATTTCATTGATCCTCCTTTCTACTCGTTCCGCAATTCTTCGGTAATTGCTATCGGTTAATAAATTATGATGTTTTCGCATGTATTCATCAATCTTTTTAGTATCAGTAGCTCCTACACAGTCTTTAACTACAATTTTGTTTAACGTTGAAGAGAAAGCGAAGAAGGAAAACATATACTTAGCGAACATGATATGATTTCGGAGCGATTTATTAAGAAGGTCAGGCTCTTCAATACAAAATTCATTGCAAACTATTTTCCTAATTTTTGTGATTTGTTCATTTTCCATAATTAACGTACTGTTTATCTGCTAATTTATTTTTATGTTCTTTCCAAAGCTGCAATAAATGCCATCGTTCACCTGGTGAATAGTCCTTCATATCTAACTTTCGCCTTTCTAATTCTTCATTGGTCATTTCATCGATAGACTTGTAATTCATTCGATATATTGGTAGTAGAATTATCTTTGCCATACGCTAATTAGTAAATTGAGTTTCACACTTCTTGCACTTTGAGTGGACCAACGTTGCCGAGAAAACTTCTTTCGATTTACAGATTGGACATTTTTTTTTGCTGACTACATCGAATAATAGTTCTTTAAGATCATCGGAAGTAATGCCGAACAATTCATTCTGATCTGCTTTTTTACTGAAAGTCTTGTTTACAAAGGCTCTTAACTCACCAGTTACCCGCTTAATCGTTCCGACTTTATGCTTTAAATTGAACTGGTAACTGTTCAAACTCATTGCATGGCTTTCGATGTCGACAATCAAACCTTCCTGAATATCTGCCAGTGCAAAGAGAAGATTTGTTTTTACGTTAATTTCGTTCTCAATGCGCTCTATTTCTTCTTTACTCATATTCTCCTAATTTTTTAATACATTCCATTTGAAATTGTAACCCGGAAGATTCTTTTTTATCAGTCCGCAAATCAAATTACTCAACTGAGGTTCTGAGTTCTCTACAAATTCCCAAAGCTCCTTTTTGGCCGTAAGCGTAATGGTTGAATTTTCTTTCACAACTCCTTTCAAACCCTGGTACATTATCCGGCACGCATCGGGGTATTGTTTCGCCCCCTCGTAGTAGATTATCTTCCATCGGTTCATAAAGTCGGAATATGATCCGGTAACTTCTTTTGTGGACCAGTTGAGCGCGCAAGCCGTTTTACTAACTATTGCATTTCCGTTGGCATCTTTCCACCCCGTTTTTTCGTAATGAGCAATGAAGCGTTGAATTTCTTTTTCGGGGTTTATTATTCCTTTTTCGAAAAAGAATATTTGAAAAATTTTCTCTCTCTCTTCGTCCGAAATTTTCAGAGAAATAGATTCATCTATTTCTTCTTTATCATTCTTCTTCTTCTTCTTTACATTCTTGTTAGTGTCCGTTTGCTTTGCTGTTTGGTGTCCGTCTGCTTTGTCATTTGCTTTACTGTTAACATTACTCTTTGCTTTACTGTCAGTCTGATACTTTCCATAATTACATATTGATATTAATGTAGTTACGTTGCTTTTTTGCCTTATTATCTGCCCGTCGTTTTCGAGCATGCAAAAGAACCGTTCCACTTTACCGCGCGACCACTTCCAACGTTTCGCCAAATTTTCCAAATCCCACCCGATTTGACCTACTCCAACATCGACTCTTATTCCTCTTTTTATGAACCAACCTGGCTTATGATTTGCTATTATGCACATGTCCATCCATGCTTGCCAACGGGTGAAAGGTTCGGAGAAATAAAGCTGATTTTCGATAGATTTTCGATATAACCTTATCCAACCTTCCATGGCTATTCAGTAAGCTTTCTAAACTCTTCTAAAAACCGTTTTTCGGCTTCTAATGAAGGTATGCCACGAGTATTGTTTAATACATGGTTAAGCCATTCATAACTTAATACATCTTTGTCAATGTTAGCAGTCATTTCATGCATTGGCCATTCAAAACAAAACTTTTTAGCAATTATACACATTAGCTTGTGTTCTATAGCTTTATACTCCGGCATGTGGTTTTTAATAGGAGTAGGAATATCAACAAAATAGGCTTCACTAGCATCATGTAGTAATGCTTGCAGTTTTAAGCTGTGAACAGATGAAAAAGAACATAATAGAGAATGTTCCGCAACTGAATGAAAACTCTGTGTATGACCTGCAAACCGACATTGGTTAGATAGCGCGTGTGCTATATCTTCTATGCAAATCATATCTTCTGTAGGTTCGAATACATTCACGTATTTACCTGTATAGGTACGAATGCAATCTTTTTTGTATAAATCTTCTGTTTCCATTCTATTTTAGAGTTTAATTATTGAAATACGATTTTAACCGCAACGCGTAATGGGAAATTATCAACACTTTCTAGATTCAAGACCACCAAGCAAAATGTGTTCAAGCATTGCTTCATTTTTTCTCATTTTTAGAACTTTCTTTAAGGTTGGTCTATACCATTCAAATGTTGGTTGCTGATCGGGGGCAATATCTTTAAAAAAAGTACTTGTTGCAGTTCCACCACATTTTTCACATGAAAACATAAATGGTGTTACACCAGAATCAACATCTTTTGTTTTTGTTACATGACCACATTTACAAACATAACAGTTAACTCTATTTGACAAATCCACTTTTGTATAAAAATCATTTGTTTGAACTTCATTCAACAGTTTTGAATATCTTCGTTCGACTTTTCTTTGACTAATCATATTTATTGTTTATTTTAGAGTTTAATTTTTATATTGGTTTCACTCTTACTGGAAAATTAGCCTTATCCCATGCTATTAATATAGCATCTCTTGTTTCGGGGTTTGTTGGGAAATCTATCTCAGTGAAGTATTTTAGCTCTTCGTGTGTTATCTTGCCTTCCTTGCCTTTCCAGTGCTTAATGAGCGGTCGTTTTAATTCAACTTCAAAGCCGAAGTATTCTGCCATTTCGGCAATGTGTTTTCCAGTTTGATGATTTGAACCAACATTTTTTGAAATATGTTGTCCAATTTTGGAAACTCCGGTATGAAAATTACTTATTTTGTTCAACCAGCCCGCTTCTACAACTACTATATAATCAGGCGAAAACGGTTTTCGGTCTTTCAAAAAGTCAACCAATTGTGGAAACGTTAGATTGAACGTAACTATTTTTTTTGTTTTTCGTTCCAAAACCGCAACACCCGACTTCACTGTATCAGGATCAATCCCGATAATTATATCATGCTTCTTCATGTATGCGCTTTTCTCTGTTTTTTCTGATCGTGAATGCGTTAGTCTTATCAAAATCAGTTTCGTTGTGAATTACTTCACATACAAGGAATATGGTATCTTCAGTACTTCGTTTCTCTACTATCTGTACACCGTGTACCGTGGTATTGATAGCGGGTATTTTGCCCGTTGATTGATATTGAAGCGTGAGTAACTCTGCGAGTTCCGGCTTATACTCCGGCATAGGTATTATTACCCGATTTGGTACCGGTATTTTGCGATATTGGTCTATTACCATTATGCAGTTCAACTTTGCAAACTGGATGGTGCAGCTAAATAATTTATTCATTCTTTTCGCCTTTTAATTTTTTCAATTCATTTTGAAGGAGTACACATGTTTCCTTCAACTGTATTTTGTTATGCTCACTGGTAATAAATCTAATTTCCAAGTCCTTTAGCTTCTCTTTAAGCTCTTTATTCTCCGATTGAACGGTTTCTATGTCTTGCGAGAAAATATTCACCACCGCAGCCTTATAGTACTTATACATGCGTTTATAAAACGATAGCTGAACATTCATTAAAGTATCCCACCGACCCTCCTGGTTCTTATGTTGACTCATCAGCAGCTTTGCTTGTTCTTCGATAGTAGTATTCAGACTCATGATATTTGGTAGTTAGATTCATTAATTGCATTTACCTTCAATAGTTTTCGTTCCGCAACGAGCTGATCAATGGTAGTTAGAATTTGCTCTTTTGTTTTCTGAGATAACTTAGCCATGGCAATAGGTGGAAAATCGAACCCAACCATTGATAACCGCAACACTTCATCTACTAATTGAATATGTGTAGCGCATGCAGGGGCTATTTTAAGCCGTTTTTTCGATTCTGCTATCGTTTCTACTGTTGTGAGTATCAATTCTTCCATGGTGGAGCTAATTAGGATTAAGAAATAAGTATTTAACGTTTGTATCGAATCCAGTCTGAATAATTTCCATTAAACCAGTCAGCATTTAAATAAGCTTGATAACGAGCTTGGCTTTGTGTCATACGTCTAACTTTTACTAATCCGAGGTATTCTACTTCCCACGTTGGATGTAAACTCTCAATTATTCCAGGCTTTTTATCATCGAAATTTACACCAATGTAATTTCCGTTATCTTGTATAATTGTGCCTTTTCTTTCAGATTTAAAAATGATTTGACGACCATACTCAGCATTTACATTATAAGTCTTATTAATATATTCAAAAGCCATAATGTTGAATTTAAGTTATTTATAATAGTAGAATATATTATTTGCCAATCTCGTATGGCTTATGTTGGTTATCGTTTATTTCTTTCAACGATTCGTCCAATTCAGCATCTCTGTCAATCAAAGTACCGGCAATGGCTTTTACTTCGTTCAGAGTCATTTTTTCACTAATGTGCTTTGGAATAACCTGTATATACGATACTTGTACCTTAGCAACATCAATTACCGTATTGCATAAGTTTTTGATCTCTTGTGCTGTTTTTACGTCAATTTCTTTATTCTTTAGCATCCGTATGGCATCCATTGCTTCTTTGCGCACGTCAACCAGTGTAATGCCGGTGTTTATTGTGGGTGAATTATTCATCTTGAGTATTTTTTGTTAGTTCGTTAATCTTACGGGTTAATGCTCCGCGTGCTTGTATCGCTAATTGTATTTCTTTTGGATAAAGTGCATACATGGAGTTTTCATGCTTCATTTGGTCCTTACGACTTATCATATACAGATTATCAGGTTCGCAATTCAATGGGTCTTTATCCTTAAATTGAATATTATGCCCCTTCGGTATCGGTCCGTGCCGTTGCTCCCACACGTGCCGTTGTTTTAGCTTGAAAACGTTAGGCTCCGCAATCTTTACTTCCACATAACCATCAGCATTTAAGCGCTCGTAACCTACTTCTTTATGATTCCAAACAGCCTGACCTTTTTTGAACCGTGTAGACTTTGTTCGCTCTATAGATTCAGCAGACATATACTCAGCTTGTTTCTTTCCTTTATTGTGGGAAACATCACCTTTCTTTATCCAATGCTTTCTTGCCGGGTGATCAGGTCGTGCTATCGATTCTCGTGATAATTGCCGTAAAAACTCCTTGTCTTTTTTCAATCCCAAGTCAAAGGCTTTGTTATGTATAGCCCTGACTGGGAAATTGAATTTTTTAGCTATATCGCTTGCTTTTGTCGTAGCGTACGTTTCGGTAAGCTCCTTAAGCATTTCGGGAGTGAAATAATATAGCAACCGGCTCATTCCTAATCTTCGAATAGGGTAGATAATACAACTACACCAGGAGTGCCAATATTCGACTTATAGAATTCAAGCAATGTTGTTGCCTTAATGTCCTCTTCACCTTCAGGAGCCGTAACAGTTATTTCTTTCATTTCCGCAGCAGTGAGTTGAATGCATTTATAATCTTCAGCCACTGTATTTACTTTGTAACCGTCCTCCTCAATGCTATCAATTAAATCAATAGCCTTTTCTTCGGTAATGGCAATAACATAGGACAATTCGCCATCTTCAATAATCTTGAAGCATTTGTTTTGTTTTTCGGAAGCTTCGAAGTAGAATACATCTTCAATAGCAGTTTCCACAATCGAAGCTACTCTGTAATCGGCCATAGTGCCCTTCATTCCTTCTGTCAAACCGTCCCAAGCTTCTTTTACGTTGTTGGCTTGTACCATCATGGTGCAGGCAGTACGTTTCTCAATTCCTTTTTCTTCGTCAAGAGAGATAAACCAAACTTTGCTCTTATACCAGGTATCACCATTTGCATTTGCAAATAATTCATTGATACGTGCCCTACGAATAGTGGTGGTGAAAAACTCACCACTAATAAATGGCTGCATTTCTTTGTTTAGTCGTGCTTCAGCTTCCGTGAAGCTCAGAGCGTCTATTAAGTACGCCTCAGTTACTTTTACGATCTTGCCTTCTTCGGCAGTTTTCTCGTATTTAATCTTACCTTCGAACCAATTTTGCATAATGCTTTGTTTTTAAATTGTTTTTGTTCTTTCTTTGTTAATTGTAATACTGTCGTTTTCATCTTGTTTGTAGCAAGATGGACAATAATGTTTTCCTTCATGCTCTATCCAGTGGTGATTAGTCGCTTCGTCTAAAGCATAATTTTCATCATTCCAACACGAATATTCAGAGTCTTGACCTCTTGTTGATTTACAATTATCACATTCAACAGTGTACATTATTACTTCTACTATCATGCTTTTTGTTTTATGCCTTATGGCTGATTAATTATTCTTGTGTTATTAATACGGCACTTTTTAAATTGCTTGAACCTTCCAAAAACATTTCGTAATTGAAATATAGATTATTCTTTTTCTGAAGTATAATTTCAGAATATGGAATATGCTTTACTTCTGGAATTTCAAAAACTTTAAATCGAAATGATTTTCGGGGATAATCGTGAACATCTCTGTGAAATTCACATGCGATAACATCACCTTTTTTAAGTAATTCAAAGTCCTCTTTTGTTTCTAATTCTTTAATTTTTATCATATTAATTTAGAGTGTTAGTATTTAGAGTGTTTTAATTGCAAGTAATATTGAAGTTGCATTTTGTATGCTCGACTTATCAGCCCATTGCGACCAAAGCGATTCATTTTCTGTACACCTACCGGTTATCTTACCAAGTTCACACAGTGTACATCCTTGAAATGGGTAAGTCTCTGCTATCCGCCACCGTTGACAAAAACCGCAACGGCTTTTTAATTTCTGAACTGCAACTGGTAAATCCTTGTGTTCGCAAAACCCGCCTGATTGTACGTGTGATTCCCATTTCAGTATGCTAAGTCGTTTGGCTTCTTCCAGTGATAATTGTCCGGGGTAATCCTTATAGTTTTCCATGACGTTGCTTATATACCAGGATTAGTTTTGTGATAACTATAGCTGCCAATACCGACAGAGAAAGAATAAGCGGGATGTAATCTTTTAATGTATAATCTTCCATTCTTCAGTAATTTATAAATTTGTTGTAATCACTCATGTTTTTAAAACCGTGTCGCTCATAAACTCCTAGTCCTTCATCGTCACTCGGTTCAGGCTCTTCTTCCTCTATTTGCGACTTAATAATCTCAATAGCTTCTTCCACCGTCCAAACTTTGTACTCTTCGTATATCTCTTCTGTAGAGAATGTACGTATATACTCCATATCAAATTCAGCTTCTTCTCGTGTCATTTCAATCTACTCATTACTATTTCGAATACGATATAGGCTACTGTAGGAACTAAGAATTTGTAGCAAGTGTTTTTATTGAAAGGGTCAGTAAAAAGCTTCACAAAGAAGTCCTCCAGTCTGATTTTTAGTATTTGTTTCATGGGTTCTCTCTTTTGTATTCTTCGCGAATCATTCTACCTGTCATTTCATTAATCTCTTCATTGCTATAAGTATCTTCGCGAAGTATGCGAAGTGGATCAATTGCTTTTTGGGGCTGTGCGGTAATTGGAGGTTCTTTTTCAGGATCGGGTCCTATTTGATAAGGATCGTCTCTTTCAGTAGATGGGGATAAAATAACGACTATAAATATTCCAATAACTAAAACGATAAGACATAATATGAAAATATTTAAGAATAAATCTACTGTAGTGGGTAAAACTAATAATGTTGATTTCATGCAGTTTATTTTTAAGATAAATACTATTTTTGTTTTTTAATTTTCCAAAAAGGATATTGAATGTAGGCAGCAGCAGTATCACACTCCATAACTTTGTATTCTCGTACAGTTTGTTTACCGTTCCACCGCTCATACACGTTTATCAGGCCATCTTTCGCCCACTGAGTTATGTTTCGCTGTCGGTAATGCTCAAAAGCTGCATTCTCCGATATAAAAAGCGTTTTAGGCCTGTTTTGCAGTTGGTCAATATAAAGTGCTGTTTTGCGGGCTATAATATCGGCTTCACGTGCTAGTAATCCGTCCATGGTATGCTTATTTGTTGAGTTTGGAGTTCTGTTGGATTGTATCAAAAGTTGGATTGTATGGAGTAATTATTCCAAATATCATACGCGCTTCAGTAAAACTTTTTAATCCATTTGCGCGCTTCAGTTCAGCAAGCTTTCGTTTATATTCTACTTCATTGATAGCTACTATGTGGAAACTGGGCTGAAAGTCGAAACCTACATTTACCTCTTCCTTGCGAATGTTATTGTCTATATGTGCCATAATCCCATTTTATGATAAGCGAGTTATTTTTGTGCTGTCTACTAATCCAGCCTCAGTGACTTTAAATGTCATTGTTTTATGTCTACTTATGGTCGTGCGAATTGCACCGGGCTTTGCCTCCTTAAACTTTAATTCAATTGTATCGCCAATTTGCATTCCGTTTAATGTTGCCGTTATCGAAACCTTTCTAATTATTTTTATCATGATTAATTGTTATTTATACAATAGTTGTATCTTTGCAGAATTATTGAATTTTATTACATTGTGTGTTGTTATTTTGTTACACAGTGCAAATATATACGTATTTCCGTAAATAAATACGTATGTGCGTATTTATTTTTACGTATTTAAGTATTATTAACTATTATATAAATAAGCTAAAGAATTAATTTTATGGATGACACTATAAATCAAAGGATTAATATAATAATAAAAGACAATCATATGAATCCTCATTCATTTGCTAAAAGTATTGGTGTTACTCCAAGCACAATAAATTCAATGATTGAGAAAGGTACTAAACCGAGTTATGATTTAATTGTAAAAATAAAAGAGGTGTATGATGAATATTCATTAGATTGGTTGCTAATGAGAGATGGAGAAAAATTAAAAAAATTATACACTGATAATCTTCAATTAAGCACATTAAATGAGAAACAAGAAGTTTATGCTAAAATTGATCCATTGGCTATAATAAAAAGCCAACAGGAAACAATAAATAGACTTACAGATATGCTTTATGAGCAAAATAAAAAAGTACAGGATGCAAACATGGGTGCAGGGGTTGCCGCTGTAGGGTAAGAAATGGAGAGTATAAACTAATATATTAATATATAAACTTTAAAATTAAAATGTATGGATGCTTTAGATTTTATTTTTGATAATTTTTTCACTATATTTATTGGTATGATAGTACTTGGAGTTATTATCGGTATTGGTAAATCTGTAAAGAACAATAAAAACAGTAAAAGGGCTATTCAGACCTTTAATGATTTTATTGATTTTAAATTTGTAGACAGATATATTTCCGATAACTCGGGATTATCCATTTCTTTTGATATTGATAAAAAGAAGATATGTTTTCTAGAAAAGAAAATGGAAATTAAAGAGTCAGTAAACAATAATGGGAAACTAGTTAGAATAGCATCTAATGATTTTAAATCATACATTTATGATTTTGATAAAATACTTCAATGCGAATTGTCTATTGATGGTAATTCGGTTCTTAAACAGTCTACGGCTAGTACTTTAGGTAGAAGTTTATTAGGGGGAGCACTATTTGGAGGTATAGGAGGTGTAGTTGGAGGAGTTACTACCAGTAAATCTATGAATGAGAAAATAAAAAATATAGACTTGAAAATTATAATAAACGATACCGAGACCCCAGTATTTAGAATAAATTTCTTGAATATAGAGACAAAAAAAGGATCATTAATATATAAAAATGCTTATAAAAATGCAGAAATATGGCATGGAAAGATAGTTGGATTAATGAAAAATGTTGATGATAAAATTATAGATGAAAAACAGAATCCATCAACAGATAATACTGAAAAATTAAAAAGATTGTTTGAACTTAAAAATATAGGTGCATTATCTGACGAAGAATTTCAAGAAGAAAAGAAAAAGATATTATCTAGTCCTATTTTATAAAAACAGTTGTATTATTAACGCAGATTTCACAGAAAATATGATAAATCAGGAGTAAAAAACCGCCAAAACTTACAAATTTGCTGTAAGTATTTGAATAACAATGTTTATAATTAGTTTGCTAAACTGACGTACGGGCAACCGTACCACGAGTTCGAATCTCGTAGCTTCCGCCAAAAGTGAAAAAGAGACCTAAACGGGTCTCTTTTTTTTTGCCCAAAAGTCAAGCTTTTGTCTCAGGT